CGTGGCTACAAAGAACGCGAACCACAATCATTGAACCCATGAGCAAGAGAGGAGAGACATTGATTGCCATACGTCCGTCTGTGCTGGCGCGGATGTTGTGCCGGCACTGCCGAGCGTGTGACATCGGAGAGAGGAGAGATCCACAGCAATGCAATGCTGTGCGGAAGTTTATCAGACAACTAAGAAACGGAAGCAATGAAGAGAACAAAGAGAGGCAACAGATTCTACATCACCGGCATTTTGGCACTGGACAAGGCATACAGTGACTTGGCCACGATGAAGCAACAGAAGCAGGTGCTGCTTGATTGCGGCCTCGACCGAGAGGCACACGTCGTGCAGCAGCGCATCGAGCATCAGCACGACATCATCGCTGACCTGAAGGTGGCGGTGATGAAGCAGCGCGCCGAGCTGGTGCGCCACATGCTGCTGGCCTTCGCGGCAGCGGACATCGCCACCACGGCAGCGGACAAACTAGCCGAGGCTTTTGACGCGCACACGGTTGGATGCGACAACAAGGGTGGCAAGGCTCTGGCTGACATCATTCGACATCAGGCTGACGAGTGGAACGAATGTGTCCAGATGATTGATGGCGATGGAGTCAGCGGGAATGAGCGCGTGTCTATGTACTACTCAGACCTAGCGGAAGAGGTGGTGGCCACGGTCATCCCGCAGGTGCTGGGCATCGTCGACAAGTACATGGAGACAGAGAAGGGAAAGAGACTGCTATAGGGGTAGGGGGTGAATATTTTGGAGGGACCGACCCCCTAACCGCCCGCCCTCAACAGCGTGAAAAAAGTCTATTTTTTTAAATCCGATTTTTAAAAAAAGTTCCGGCTGCGCTTCCGCATACCGATTGAAATAGCTAATTTTGTACATGGCTAAAAAGAGATATACAGACGATACCATGAAGAGCGTCACGCGCTTCTCGGTGCGCCTGTCGCCATACCTCGACAACGAGCTGAACAACTTGGCTCAGACTACCGGCATGGAGCGCAGCGCAATCGTCCGGGCCGCATTGATCAACCTCATCAACGCCTACAATGAGAGATGTCCCGACCCATGATGCCCTCTACCGCTTGAGCGAGCGGTATTGCGCCTCGGCAGTGGCGAACGATGAGGTCGCCGCGCTCATGTCCAGGCACCACCGCGAGCTGTCGGCACTGGTGACCGATGACCTCACTGCCGAGGTGTATCAGGTGACTTATTGCCGGATGACCATCCGCTACCATGGCGGCAACTTTGTCAAGTGCTTCAGGCATGTGTTTTGGAGCACGATGCGAGACTACATCCATCGAATTAACGACTACAACGCAAGAATAGATGCCATACCTACACAAGCCCAAGCGGAAGACGGTGCGTCAGATCCGTTCTGACGCATACAACAAGCGACGCAAGATCTATCAGAGTGAGCAGTGGAAGCGCACCCGGCTGGGCAAGCTGCACGACCAGCCAACCTGTGAGCTGTGCGATGCGCGAGGCATCGTCACCCTGGCTGTCGATGTGCACCATGCCGACAGCGTCACCAACTACGACGGAGCCATGATGCTGCTCAAGGCGTACGACCCCGACAACCTCGTGTCGCTCTGCAAGGAGTGCCACAGCTGGCTGCATCGCTTTGGCAGCACCAATGGAATCAATATAGAACAAGCCGCGGCCGAGCTTGACAAAGAGTTCGGCCCCGGCATTAGACCATACAAACATGGAAAGATACAACGAATACGGTGAGACAATCTCGCACTACATGGCATCGGTGGTCGATGCCCTCAACAGCCGTGGCGGTGTGCTTGAAACTGACTGGGTACACCTCGACACCATGGCGTGGAACTACTGGCTATGGACAGAGTGCAAGAAGGCGGTCATGAAGGACGGCATCATGATTGTTGGCAGCACGATGAACATGGTGAAGAACCCCGCCATCGACGCGGCCAATGCCGCCATCAGGCAAGCCAACAGCATCGCCGAGGCTTATGGACTCACGCCGATGAGCCGCAAGAAGCTGACCAAGGGAGAGCCGGAGAAGGTCGCCGATGACCCATTTGAGAAGTACATGAAAGGGGATATAGATGCCGGCTAATTACGAGCAGTATGCGCACGATGTGGTCAGTGGGAAGATAGTAAGCGGCAAGCTCATGAAGCTGGCGGCGCAACGCTTCCTCGATGACCTCAACGATACCCGCTTCACCTTCAATGCTCGGAAGGTGGAGTGGGCTTTTCAATTCATTGGAGATCTGCGCCACTTCACCGGCAAGAGCAGCGGCAAGCCCTTCATCCTTGAGCCATGGCAGGCATTCGTTGTGGCGAACATCGTGGGCTTCTACTGGTCGGGCACTGACAACCGCCGGTTCTCGTCCAGCTACATCGAGGTGGCCCGCAAGAATGGCAAGTCATCACTGGCGGCAGCTTTGTGCCTCTACTTCCTCGTCGCTGATGGCGAGGATGGTGCCGAGGTGCTGCTGTGCGCCAACGCAAAGGACCAGGCAAAGATTAGCTTCGACATGTGCCGCAACTACATTCCACAAGGCACACAATTGCGATGCCTTCACAACGAGATAAAGGTGGAATCGACCAAGAGCCGGCTGAAGGTGCTGGCGGCTGATGACAGCAAGTTGGATGGCTTCAACTGCTCGTTCGGGTTGATAGACGAATACCATGCCGCGAAAAACAGCCGCGTTCGCGATGTCATCAAGTCCTCGATGGGCATGCGTCAGAACCCGCACCTCTGCACCATCACAACGGCAGGCTTCGACAAGTCGTTGCCGTGCTATGCGCTGCGCACTACAGCGGTGGAGATCCTCAACGGCCTCAAGCACGACGATGAGATGTTCATTGCCATCTACTCGCTTGATGATGGCGATGACTGGACGGATGAGGCCGTGTGGGCTAAGGCCAACCCCAACCTCGATGTGACGGTCACAACGAAGTACATCCGCGGCCAGGTTCAACAAGCCAAGAACAACCCAAGCGAGGAAGTAAGCACCGTCACGAAGAACCTCAACCGCTGGATGGATGCGGCTGACGTGTGGATACCTGAGCACTACATCGTCGATGCCACCAAGGACATCACGCTCGACATGTTCGCCGGCGAGCCTTGCTACATCGGTGTCGACCTTGCCAGCACCGGTGACCTTACCGCCGTGGCAAAGATGGTACCCCACGATGGCAAGTTCTATTTCTTCGTTGACTACTACATGCCAGAGATTGCGCTGACCGAACGCCCCGACCATGAGCAATATCGCTTCTGGGCTCGTCATGGGATGCTGCACATCACCCCCGGCAATGTGACGGACTACGACTACATCACCACCGACATGATGGCGGTGTCCGACACGCTAGACCTATATAGTGTAGGCTACGACAAGTGGAATGCCGTCCAATGGGCCATCGATGCCACCGAAAAAGGGCTTCCGCTCATTGAGTACTCGCAGACCATCGGCAACTTCAATCGCCCGACGAAAGAACTGGAGCGGTTGCTGCTTGGTGGCCGAGTTGTCATCGCCAACAACGACATCACGCGGTTCTGCTTCCGCAATGTAGTTCTCAAGTACGACCACAACGGAAACTGCAAGCCCAACAAAGGGCTAGACCGCAGCAAGAAGATTGATGGCGTGATTGCGATGATCCAGGCACTGGGCGTCTACCTTGACACCCCGCATTACGAACAGATGATATATACAACGAACACATGAGCATATTTGACAGATTTAAGAGAAAAGAGCCAGAGCAGCGCGGCTTGTGCAGCGTCGCTCTGAACTACAGTGGGAGCAACGCGCCAACCACGTCGCCCATGAGGCTGGCGGCGGTGTACAGATGTGTGCAGGTCATCAGCGACTCAGTCGCCCAGCTGCCGCTGTCGATGTACAAGGACGCAAAGGTCTACCGCGAGCACCCCACCTACCACCTTGTAGCCAAAGAGCCATCACCGCTGATGTCGCGTTTCACGTTCCTGAAGTGCCTTGTCTCGTCGATGCTGCTCCAGGGCAACGGCTATGCCTACATCAAGCGCGACCAGCTAGGCAACGCAACGGAACTCATCTACCTCGATGGCGGCGTGACCGTTGTCGCCAACCAGGGGCGAGAACTCTACTACCACGTCAACGGCATCGGTGATGTGCCGGCACGCGACATGCTGCACATCCTCAACCACAGCACCGACGGCATCAATGGCATCAGCACCATCAGCTATGCCGTGCAGTCGCTCGGGCTTGCCAGTGCCAGCGAGGCACATGCGCAGGGATTCTTTACCGGTGGCGCAAACGTCGGTGGCATCCTCGCTGTGCAAGGCCCGCTCAATCAAAAGCAGGCCGATGAAATCAAAGGGAAATGGAACAACGCCTTCGGCCCCGTCGGCACACCCAACGGCATTGCCGTCATTCCTGGGAACATGACCTTTCAGACCGTGACCGTCAACCCCAGCGATGCCCAGTTGCTGGAGACGCGGCAGTACAGCGTCGTTGACATCTGCCGGTTCTTTGGCGTGTCGCCGGTCAAGTGCTTCGACCTCACGCACTCCAGCTACAGCACCGTCGAGGCCACGCAGCTGGCGTTCCTCACAGACACCTTGGCTCCCATCCTTGAGAAGATCGAGTTGGAATTTGAGCGAAAGTTGTTCCGTGAGGACGAGAAGTGGCAGATAGATGTGCGCTTCGACACCGCTGCCCTGCTGCGTGCCGACACCAGCAGCCGCGCATCCTTCTACAACACCATGTTCAACATGGGTGCCATCTCGGCCAACGAGGTGCGTGCTGAGATGGGCTTGCCGCCAATTGATGGCGGCGACGAGCACTTCGTCCAGGTCAACCTTCAGACCTTGGCCAATGCCACCAAGGTGCAGCCTGATGAGCCGGCACCACCCACGACTGACTAATTTCTCTGCATTCTTCATAGGTTCTGGTGAGCCCCGCTGACTTCGGTCGGTGGGGCTTTTTTGTGCGTGTCCGACACGCGAAACGTATAGGAGCAAACAAAGTTTTTAGCCATGATTGAAAGAAGATTTTGCGACAAGTGCATAACGCGTTCCGCCGACAGCGACAGCCGCCGAGTGGAAGGCTATGCCCTTGTCTTCAATTCGTTGAGC